GCGATATACACTAAGGTAAATACATCAAATCCATTTTCGGATAATGATTGTAGCCAAAAACTCATAATAACTCCTTTATTTTCCTGGCTACTGCTGCAACTACATCCACAGTCACTGCATTACCAGCTTGTTTATATCTTTGTGTATCACTAATAGCAACCTTCTTGCCATCTAACAATCCAAACTCATTGTGATTATCTGGAAAGCCTTGTAAGCGCATACATTCCACAGGCGTAAGTCTGCGTATGGAAGTTTGATTAACCATTGGAAGATTATCAGATGTTGGATTAGAAGCTATAGTTTGCGTAACATCATCTTCGTAATAATATCTGCTTCCATCCTTATTACCTGCCGATCGTACAGATTTTACCATAACGCCATGCTGATCTTGTTGCGTAAGCGTAAACATATCTTCGCCATCTTCTTTTATTAAACAACCATTCTGTGATTTATTGTGCCTTCGTGGATCGATTACTGGTTGAACTGTATCTTTCCACACAAACGGCGGCATGGTGCTTATATCTGTCTGAGAATGCTTACGCGTAGCCAACGTAGGTGACACACTATCTTTACGTACACGCAGTCCTTCATCGTTGCGATAGTCTGCAATTTTAATTTGTTTAGGTTGTTTATAATCTGTTGCTGATAAAGCACCAGTAATACCATCGCTATCATAAACCCAATGTCTAGAATTTGTTCCTTTTGCTCCAGTGCTTAAAGTTGATCCCACCACATTAATCATTGTTCTTTTTCCATCTGGTCCTTTGTGGTAGGATGCATCAATACAGGAGACGGCATTCCTCGATTTGCGCTTACTTGTAATTGCTTTACCATCTTCTCCGATAGGAAATACCGATCGTCCACCTCTGTCTCCAGTATATCCGACAAGGTATAACCGCTCTCTATTTTGGGGTAGAAACCAGCGTGTATTAAGCAGTTGCCATTCGAGTCGATAGCTCCCAATGTTGGTAAAGGCTTGGATAATTGCCCAAAAGTCTGCGCCATCGTTTGAGGAGAATGTTCCTTTAACATTTTCCCAGACAAAAACACGTGGTTTGCACTCAGTGATGAGCCTAATTGCTTCCCAAATAAGAGAACTGCGCGTTCCTTCAGTTGCCCCAGCGCGCTTTCCAGCGATACTAAAATCTTGGCAAGGTGATCCAAAAGTGATAATGTCGATTTTGGGAAGGTTTTCTGATCGAATAGATTTAACATCTCCTAACTCCTCTGCAAATGGATTGTTATATTTATATACTGCACTGGCATATTTGTCTACCTCGGCAAATCCAACGTAATCAAACTCAAAGCCTGCACGTTCAAAGCCTAAATGGAATCCACCTATGCCACTAAATAGGTCTAAAAGTTTCACACCTGACATGGCTGCCTCAACCATAGCCAAACCAAGGAATATACATATGTCATCCTTTTAGACATTTGCGTCAGGTGTGCATTGATTACAAATTTTTTTTTCTTTACCATATGTCACAAAATCTTCGTAATACTCTATATGGTACTTTGTTGTTTGTTTAGATCTCTCCCAGCACCGATTGCAGGCAGTACAGTGATATATATGCTCATCTGCCTTAAATGCATCGGTATTCTTGCGATCTTGATTCTTATTATACTCAAATATAGTTTTACTCCAGTTGAATACATCATCCATTTATCTCTCTCCTTACTTGGTTAGTTATATCTACTTCAGAGCCATCAAACAATATCTGCGCAGCAAACAATAGCTCTCCACCTCTTCTTAAATTTTTTAATTTTTTAAGGTCTTTAATTAAATCTTTTAAGTCTAGCCTTGTAATAACCTCATCGGCTGTTTGTAAATCATCAGTATCATACTGGATACTTCCTGCGTAATATTCTATCATCAGCTAAACTCTGGAAATCTTTCGTAAGAATAAAACCACTTCCTGCCTTTGCTCTGATTATTCTTACCTGTCGTTAATGCTAATGTTAAATGATGTGTGTTTTCGTAAGGCACATAAGCAATTATGTCTTTTGGACAATAATATACTGCAACCACATCCACTCGATTTGTATTTTTATATTTACTCAAGTTTACCTCAACTGCTGTTCGTTTTGTTTTATGGGAAACTGATTTTATCTGCACTCTCTTCATTGATCCATTGTTCATTTCAACTACCAGATCTACTTGGTCCGCATCTACAAGTGGCTGATAAACATTATATCCTTGGATTAATAAATCTTTTTGCACTGCAAGCTCACCTATTGCACCTTTAAATTGACTTAGCATACTATTTTAAAGCCTCATATATTGAATCAAATTTATTTCTTCTATCTACATATGTTTGAAAATGCTCTATTGATCTTAACGATGTACTATCCATATTATAGTTAGGACCATAGCCAGTATCTTTTATATTTGATTCGGATAGTAACTCTTCAGACTTTGCCCAGCCTAGCAACGTAAATACAGGACTTGCATCATGCACTAATATAAATGCATCACAGTCTTTTACGTTTTTTTTCAGCTTTGCTTGTAAATACCCAGGATTATACTTTGTAGTCTTAACATCAATCTTTACATCATTAATACTAAGATCATAGCCACTGTAATGTGGTCCAATTACAAAG